GTCACGGGGAAACGCCCCTGTTGCTCCTGTCGCTCCTATGGAACCATCATTTGCAACACCCACCCCTTTTTCAGCGACAAAATTATTATTCCATGCGTTTGCGTCCGACGCGGATTTATAAGCCCGGACGGCAAACTGGGTGTATCCGGCTGTCGCTGGAACGGATATCTGATTGCTTAGGGTAGCACCTACGTGAGCCAGCCAGCTTCCGTTGTATTTGCGGGCTGCCAGATAAAGCGTGCTGCACGTGCTTACATTGTCTGCCACATTCTGTTTGCAAGTGACAAGGAATCCAGACGGGGATGGCGTGCCTGTTGAAGTGAAGTTGATCACGCTGACAGGACTGTCCAGCCAGTAGGATGCCGACGGTCCGACGGGGGCAACCATCTCCTGCCAGTCCGCATGTACCGTCCGGTTCGCAGATCTGCCGGCGAGGATGTATCCGCCGTCTCTTTTCCTGCGGAGTCTGCCGTTTCTGAACTTGGCGATTTTAATCGGAGGGTTGGAGGTTTCAACCTTGCTTAAGTAAGATCCTCCGGCAAACGATACTGTACTGTTCTTGGCATACGGAGTATTGGCGGATTCCCAATGACCGGCTGCTGTGATGCTCTCACCATCCTTTCCGTCACTGCCGTCCACAACCATCGGGACAGTTTCGACATCAACCGCCTGACCGTTCACGTAGAACACGAACTTCAAGCTACTGGTAAAATTACCGGAAGCCACCCCGACACCATCACCGATGGGAACCTCGGCCGCACCGTCACGACTGTACTTTAACTCCCCGTCCGTTGTGGCCGTAGTGACTGCACCGACTGTCTTCATACGCCGACAGGATACCGAAGCTACACTGTAACCGCCGTTCTTGTTCTTGCTGACCATCGTGACCGAAGTGACAAGGCTATAAATTACCGCATCGGAACCGTCCGCCCCGCCACGGACACCGGTTATCTTGAAAGTCAGTTCACGGGTATAGAGCTGCCCGTTCTTCATTGCAGCCAGTGTGATGGTGACCGTATTCTGTTCCGGAACCGACTTTCCGGCAGCGACGGATATCGCCACCGCTCCGGTGGCCTTGCTTGTGCTTGCCGTGAAACCGGCAGGCGTGCTGACTGTCAAAGATTCAAGGGTGAGTTTCTCGGTACCGTACCACATGGACACATGGGTAGTCCATGACTGTGCGGAAGTAGTAACGCCGGTACTGGTAAGAGCGACGCTCACCATCTCATTGTCAAGGTCGGCCATGATATTCGACTCCCCGTCCTTACTCCAACGGTGCACAGGGGCCGGAGTGCTCCATTCACTCCATACTCCATCACGCTTCACACGTTTGCACGCCCATTCCACCTGATGGTCGGCATCCACGCCAAGAAAATCATCTGTCCAGCCTTCCGGTATATAATCATCCTGCTGTTTCGATTCCGGCTTGTCAGGGGTAAGGCCGATGATGTTGGTACGGGTGTAGATCCACTCGTAACCTTTGCCGTCCTTACCGTCAGTCCCGTCTTTGACCATGACCATCCACAAACCATTCCGGTATATGTAAGTACAATGGTCAGCCGTATTTCGGTAGCTGTTACCCTCCTTGGGATTGGATGGATGGGATGCAAATTCACCAAGGAAGGTGATGCTTTCGCCTTTCAGCTCACGCCCGTCCAGAAGCATCTCCCAGTCTTCATGCACGGTCCAGTCGGCTGACTTCCCGGCAAGGATATAACCGCCATCCTTTTTGCGACGATAACTGCCGTTCCTGAACCTTGCGATCCTGATGGGAGGATTGGATGTTTTCACCTTGGAGATAAAAACACAGCCCGCCAAAGTGACCATGGTATTGACCTCGTATGGGGTCTTAGAGGATTCCCAATGACCGCCACCTATTACAGACAGGCCCGGATCACCCTTGTCACCTTTGGCGGCTGATACAAGCCAGTCCGGATTGTTTTCGGATGGCTCGGAAATAGTGCCCTTGTCATTGACGCACAACCATGTGGAACCGTTATGGGGCACACGGGAATAATATGCGTACTTCCTGCCCGGCTCCCAGCTAGGGAAGTCGATAGGAACGCGGACTGTGCTACCGGTAATTTCATCAATTTGAAAAATCAATCCCGTCATGATGATATCCTGCAATACCGCCGAGAACCTGTCGCAGTTGATCCCGTTGATGGTCATACCCTTCTTCTTGCCGAACCAGCTCTTCATCTGTGCCGGCTCCGGGTCCCAGGTGTTGGCATTGTCAACAAGGGTGATACAGCAGTTACCGTCACGCACGTCTATGATGATATAAGTCTGACGCTCCTTGTCGGTGAAGTTCCCCGTCTGTCCGAGACGCATCTCGTTATGGGGAACGAACTCATATCCGGGACGCGGAACCATCACGAATGTCTTCTCGTCGTAATCTGCGGAAGTGATACGGTACTGTATTTTCCGGAAACCAATAAAGTCACCGGTAGTGACGCTTTTGTCATGCCAGAAGCCTAGGAGGATATCGTCCGGCTTCTGTCCCAGCGGTACACCATCCTCCAGATCAGGGGTGACAGTATAGCTGCCGTCACTATTGGCGACAAAGCTTTTTATCTTCAGCCCTCCGCCGGGACTTATAGTATTATATCCTTCAAAATAGGTCTGACGGTTGAAACGAAGTTCTGGTACACTCAGAGAGCTGCGCAGGACCAGAGCCTCCAGCTCGGCACGGGCGTCCTCACCGATGTAACCTCCAGAAACGCCGGTAACGAAATCACCGAACTTGGCGTATTTCTTGATGACGGTTCCGCCCAACAGGGATAATAGGAAACCGGTGCGTTCCTCCGTATCCTTGCGCATGAACATGATCAGCGAGCGCAATGCGGAATACACGTTATGGTCTGTCGCAGGGGTGGAGTCGTGGCTTCCGATCACATACACACCGCTGCCACCATCGCCCGTATAGGTCTGTCCCTTTAGGGTAAGGCTCTCAACCTTTTCCTCCAGCTCCCCGATACGGGAATAGGCGGCGGTTTCCCCGACAGTATAAACAGGTGAGTCAAAGGAATAGTCAAGATTGAATTCAAATCCGATAACCCTTGACTGTCTTCCGTTCTCGAAATAAGCCTTGTTGATAAGGTTGACCTTTTGACCGATGCCATAGAAATTATGAACGCCATCCTCACGGTATGCGTCATTTGACATCATCGTGCAGCCATAGGTACTCGGGTCTATCTTGGATTTGGCAGCGTACTTTTCAGTCTTTTCCTTCAACTCCTGCTCGGCGGCACCCACAAGCCCCAGTTCGGTTATTTTCGTGCTGTCCCAGCCGGAAAGCACATATTCATCTCCATCCTGGGGAAAGAGCACATCACCGGGAAGCGGTCTGCCATAGTCCTCATTCCTGACTATCTCCCAAAGCTGTGCCTCAGGGTTCCATCCGCCATCCTCCAATTTCTCCGGCTTTCCCTCAGGATTGAACTTCACGGCGAACTCCAAACCGTTGAGAAGCCCGGACGCGAAACGTATCCTCAGCTCCTGACCGGGGAGGATATATTTCTCGGAAAAGTTAACACCCGTGTCCCTAAAGCGGTAGGCATTCCATTTTTCCTCGGTGGTTGTGCCGTCCTCATTCTCCACCTTGTCCGTCACTTCGATAGTGGTGACATCCGACATGATGCCCGTTCTTCGGGGATAGACTTCATCGAAGATAACCACCTGCTCGACGGCTTCCTCGGTAGTCATATCAGGATAAGCGTCAATGTAAGGAGTGCCTTCGGGAAGCATCAGCCTGCGCTGCACCACACCGTTCACAACCACGGTCTCGTCAATGGGGCGGTAGTCTGCCGGTATGTTACGGGTGGAACCAAAAGCGTAGATTCTTGTCGCATAGGTGGACCGGGATTCAGATCGTGGCATTTCCTGCACGTTTTTCTCGATCTCGAAGTCCACCGCGTCGCCAAACTCACAACACCCGAAATGGATTATATTCCCGGTTATCCAGCACTCGCAATCCCATTTTTTCGCCATGGAGAAACAGGCATCCAAAATGTTGATGTTCTCATAAGACATCAGTTGTGATTTGTTCTCTACCGTACTGTCAATGGAGAAAACAAAATCCTGTCCTTTGTATGTGTAACCAAGAGCCTTTAAATTTCTCAGGACTATACCGACTTGTACGTCAAGCGGGGCAGTCAGGTTCCAGGACGCCTCCTGTCCGGCCGTCTCCGGGGTATATTTGAAGATTTTGTTTTTCCATTTCCAATAATAGGCATCAAGCTGAAGCTCATAGTCGTAGCCGGCGGTATTGGTGTTGAATGCGGGCTTCTGCAAATCGCACACTTCGAACAGTCCGAAGTCACACTCCACGTATGAGCCAAGTTTGAAATATATGGGATTCTCTAAGGAGAACTTTAACATGATGTAGTCCTCCTTCATCAGAGTGAACTTACGCTTGCAGCCTTCATTGATCAGAGTTGTAAGCTGGATAGCACCGGATATGTCTTTGATGTCGATTTGTTTCATGTCTTCAAAGTTCGGAGATAAAAAAAAGAGTACCCAATTTTGAGCACTCACATACACGACAATAAAACCAATGTCGTGAATTAAGTTCTGTTGGCCGGATTCGGCTCATTGAACTTGGCTGAAATTTTTCCGAAAGTTCGGTCTAAACTCTGTGCGTAAGTGATACTTTTACCGAGATAAACCAGATGATAAATCTCGCTACTATTAGCCGAGACTTGAATATCAACCTTGCCCTTATAAAGTTCATCGAAGAAAGCTTTTTTCTTTGCTTGATAATCAGATTGGGAATTTCCTTCAATTGTAAAAGAAAGTGTTATTTCCCTCTCATCGACTTTCGGATTATTGATTATTACCCGCTTCCCATGTTCAAGTCTGCTTTTGTTCTCAATAAAATCCTTCATGGGAGCGGATGCCCCAATAGCATCAAGAACCCCCTCTCCCATTCTCACACCCCATGTCGTGTAAGCGTTTTCGTCATTAATTAATAATTCATTCATAGACTATAATTTTGCTGTATTCTTTTTAACTTCTGCTATATCTCTTTGTATCTGTTGAATAGGTTTGACGATTGCCCCTGTATTTTCTGAAATCTGTACCAATTCAAGATAGGATTGCGCTATCAAATCCCGCGTATCATCAGCAATATTTCTTGTTTCCGTATTTATGGAAAGTAGAGCATCTGCTTTTACTGTCAGTAGATTAAGTGATTGAGATTGAATGATATTCTGATTCTTTATCTCTTCTCCTGCAATATGCAATGCTGTAAACCTACCGCTTAGTTCTCCTACATCTTCATGTGTCATTTCAGTGCCGAACCCTCTTGATGAAGAAGATTGGGAATAGGACTCCTGTGAAATCTTGTCATATCCGGTTGCTGCGGCAAGCTCGTCACGGAGCTTCATGGCTTCCTCCACATATTTCATATATTCATCCTGCAAGGCTTCTCTCTCTACTTCGGTCAGATTGTTATCCTCCATGGCGGCACCGAACTTCTTCCACCACTCTTCGAGTTTCTCGCTGTACATTTCACCGATTTTATTACTCAGCATGGCACGCATGAAATACTCTGCTATATCTTCCGCTGCATCCTTAGCTTCATACTTCATATCCATAAGATTGTTCACAAAGCTGTCAAACATTCCATCGAAAGTGATACCAGTAAGACCTTCATAGAGTTTGTCTGTAAGTTCTTCCAGCTTACCAGCTTGCTCAACATAATCATTCAACTTGTCAGTCAAACGCTCACCATAACCACCCTTGCCAGTATTCTGAATCTTCTCCCACATATCAACATTACTGCGGAGCACTTTCATCTCTTCAGGAGAAAGGGACCATATATCACCGTTCCAGTTTCTGCCTATCTGCTGGCTAAGACGAGAGATTTCCTCTTGGTTGAATCCTCCCCAATAGTAGTTCCAGCTATGATGGGAATTGGAGTATCTAGCCTGTTCCTGTGCAATTTTTTTATAGTTTTCTTCCGTCTCTTTTTGCAGTTTCTTCGCATCAGCATACGCGGAAACGGACTTTGTTCCCTTGCTGGCTTCCATTACATCTGTCAAATCCTCAATAGCGGTTTGTAGTGTTTCATTTCGATCGGTAAGCCTATTAATAGCTTCCTCGACTTCTTTTTTATTACCACCAATACCAAACAAAGAATTAAAACCGCCGAAAGAAATCGCATTGAGGATATTGCCTATCCCGTTTTTCAGAGATTCTCCAATTGTTACGAATAAATCACCTGACAAGACATCACCGATAATTCCGCTGACTGCATTCAGGACAGCGTCAAGCAAACCACCCACAAGATTGCTCAATCCGTCTTTGAGTACGTCAATGATGGACAGAATCCATCCGACAATGGGGACCTCCTTAAGAGATTCTGACGTCTTGCCTATCACGTCTTTGAATCCGTTCACCGTCTTGATGATTCCACTGTATGCGTCATATAGTCCGCCCGAAGAAAGTTGTTGCAATCCTCCCAATATATTTTCCATGCTCGCTTTCAGTTTGGTTGCGGTATCGGATACATTTTGTTGGGCTTGATTGGCGATGTCTGTCTGTGTCTTTACGTTGGCGGACGCAATGTCTGCATTCTGCTGCGCTGTTTCAAGAGCGTTTGTAGCGGCTTGTTTCTCGCTTTCTGTTCCGTCCTTTTGTGCCTTGGCGTAGTCCTCTTGCGCCTTTTGAAGTTTCTCTAAGGCGTCCGTTTCGGTTTCTACGGCATAGATGCGGTTTTGCTCAGCTGTCTGATAGGCTTTTACATCCTCTCCAAGTTTCTTGAAGTTGACTCCACTTGTACCACCCAAAGACTTTTCCATCTGGCT